ACGCCGCTTCAATTCCGCCTAGATGGCGCTGGCGAGAAACGCGGATGCGTAGCCTACGCCACCAACAAAGAGACCGGCGAGATCGTCGAGGGACCAGAGGTTACGATGGCAATGGCTAAGGCCGAAGGCTGGTCCACGAAGTCGGGCAGCAAATGGCTGACGATGCCGGAACTGATGTTGCGCTATCGTTCCGCCGCGTTCTTCGCTCGCATCTACGCGCCCGACATCACGTTGGGTATGCAGACCGCCGAGGAGATCCACGACGCGGAACCGATCCGCAACGTCACGCCGCGACCAGGCTTCGCCGCTGCCATCGCAGCCCCGGTCGAACCGACCGCGCAAGAGTCCTTTGAAGCTGAACTCGCGCAGGAGGAGGAAGCATGAAGATCTGGGACGTAAAGCAAGGCCAAGAGGAATGGCTGGCGCTGCGTAAAAGCTACTTCACAGGCTCCGCGCTAGGGGAATGGCTACTCGACGGCGACCGCACCAAGACAAGCCGCAAGGCATGGCAAAATGCCATCTGGAACAAGCTTGGCGAATTGTCGCAGGATGACGAACCGAACTTCCCGAACTGGGCAATGAAGCGCGGCACGGAGCTTGAGCCGCTCGCCCGTGCTGCCTACGAGCGGCACACGGGATTCAAGGTCCGCGAGGTTGGATTCATTTCCCACGATTCGGACGGATTCGGGGTTTCGCCGGATGGTTTGATCGTCGGTAGCTTGGATTTCCCGATTGGCGATGACGACTTCTACCACGGACTTGAACTGAAATGCCCTGTCGCCCGCACGATGCTGAAGTGGCTCGATGCCGGAACGCTGCCGGATGAACATAAGCTTCAGGTTCACGCGAGCATGGCTGCAAGCGGTCTTTCGCGCTGGGACTTCTTCGCTTACCACCCCGAGCTTGTGCCGCTGCACATCATCGTTGAGCGGGACGAGTTCACGGAGCTAGTCCTTGCTGGCCTACTCAAACTTTCCGACGACTACAGCGCGGCGAAGGCAAAGCTGGCGGGATGGATCGCAACGCCAACGAACGACACACCATGAGAACCTACACCATCAACGTAACCAAAGAACAACTAGCAACGCTTTCAATGGCGTGCGAAATTACGGCCCGATTGGGCATGTGCCAAATCGAGATGGCATTTGACGAACTGCCATTCCGAGAGCCGGTGGATTGGTCCGAATATCATGCGATGATGGACGATATCCGACGCCAGCTTCGCGTCCATTGTGACGCCAACGTGGGAATCCGCCGCGCCAAGGATCGCCACAAGGAGGCTTGGGATTTGCACGCGGTTTTCCGTCATCGCCTCGCGTGGGACTGGCTGGAGGATCAAGGCAAGACAAAGCCGGATTTTTACGGAGTCAACTACGACCAGCCGCACAAGACATCTGACCAACCACTAGCCAAAATTGAAAGAAACACACCATGACCGACACCCTATTTGACATCCCCGAAAGCCCATCACCGCGCTTGCAGTGGTTGCGGCACCATCAAATCGACACCATCGACAACGGCATCGACTACAAACCCGGCGATTGCTGCGAGATCACCAGAAACCGACTCTTCCGCTATTGGGCATTCCAAGGCGGAAAGCAGACCAAGACGGAGCTTAGCGAAGCTGGTGGCGACACCGAGGACGAGGCTATCGTCAACCTGGCCCGCAAACTCAACCTCAAACTCTGGAACGAAGCATGAGAACCCCCGAAGACCCATGCCGCGACCCGGCATCCGAGGCGAGAGACGACTGGGAGGACCGCGAGCCGAACGACTGGCGGCGGCGTGACCGTGACCTAGCCGACACTGAGGAGCATGAGCGGTGGGTGCAAGAGCGGCAAGCAGGGAAGGAGACCAGCCATGAGTGACCCCGAAATCGCCGCCATCCTCCGCGACTATTGCAGTAGGCGCCTTAGCGGGATCGAGCTTGCGCTTGTCTCTGGCATCGCGGAGGGCGTCCACCTCGACGCTTCTGGCCAGTGGTTGAGCGTGCAAGACCGCCGGGTCTTTGAGGGACTACAAACGCAATTCGCACCCGACCTCGCACGGAAATGAGCAAGGCCACATTTCACGGCAAGGACGGAAGCCAAGACGAGATCGTCGCGGCTCTACGGGCGGCAGGCGCGACCGTGCAAGACCTGTCCCGCATCGCAACGCCAGGGGTGCCCGACCTGCTCGTTGGCTACCAGGGGCGAAACTACTTGATCGAGTGCAAGCCCGAACACGGCACAAAGAAACAGCTATCGCTCCGACCTTCTCAGGAAGAGTGGCACGACAAGTGGCATGGCCAAGTCTCGGTTGCTCACACCCCGAGGCAGGCGCTTCTCATCATCCGAATCCCATGAAAACCGACACCAAAGAACTAGCCGCCGAACTCGACAGAATCGCGGACGGAATCTTATTTGGTCGCTCTTTGCTTATTGCTAATCAAGCCGCCGACCGGCTAGAGGAGCTTGAGCGGGATCTTGAGCAAGAGCGCCAGGACCGCAAGCAGGCCGAGCTAGACGTTTGCCGCGCACTAGACGAGCGGAACGACGCGAGGGCAATCATCGACGCCACTCTAAAGGCTTTGCCGGTTGGCTACATCCCGGCTCACACGCCGGAAAGCCTGCCGGGGCGCGTGGCCGATTTGGTCAGCGAGCTAGGGCGACTTACGGCGATGATCGAAGACCCCGACGAGGTGGAACTCGCGATGATCCGTGGCGACATCGCGATTCCTGATCGAGAGGAGTTTGATGCCATCCGCACACCATCCGGTTACAATCCGTTACCGACTGACGCATGAAACTCCTCGTCCGGCTCGATGCCCAGAATCGCCGCTTGATAGTCCGCGGGGGTTGAGTAACGTGACGACGCCGCAAGGCCCGGTTGAGACCCGGAAAGAACGATGCAGAATTACAAACAGCCTCCAAATCCCTCGCCAGCCGGTTGCATCACCGGGTCTCACTGGCGGCGGGTTTGGGGGTTTTTTTACGCCCACGCAAAATCATGACAATTGACCCTAAATTCAAGGCGCTCATCCCGCCACTCGCGCCCGAAGAACTCGCGCAACTCGAAGCGAACATCCTGGCCGACGGCTGCCGGGATCCGCTGGTCACGTGGCGAGGCATCCTGATCGACGGCCATAACCGCTTCGCGATCTGCTCGAAGCACGGGCTGACGTTCCAGACCGTCGAGCGGGAGTTCACTGACAGGCAAGACGCCGAGCTGTGGATGATCGGGAACCAGATGGGCCGTCGCAACCTTGAGAACATCGACAAGGTGCCGCTGTTGGAACGTCGCCGGGAAATCGTGGCGGGAATGGCAAAGGAGAGGCAGGGGACGCGCACCGACTTGATGCCGGACATTGTGGAAAATTTACCCCAAGGTTCCGACAAAACCCGCGATGCCGTGGCCGCCGAGATCGGCGTGTCCGGCAAGACCTACGACGCCCTGCGCAAGGTTTCCAACGAAGGCACGGACGAACTCAAGCAAGCAGTGAGGGACAAGAGAGTCGGAGCATCCACCGCCGCCGAGATCTCCCAACTACCCGCCGAAACTCAGCGCGAAATCGCCAGCCTGCCGACCCGGAAGGAGATCGTGGAGGAGGTGAAGAAGCACGTCCACGTCGCGCAGAACAGCGGCGAAAACGAGTGGTATACCCCGCCGCAATTCATTGAGTCGGCGCGTCTGGTCATGGGTAGCATCGACACCGACCCGGCGTCTTCTGAGATTGCAAATCGCACCGTTAAGGCGGGCCAGTTTTTCAGCAAGGAGGACAATGGCCTTCGGCAAACTTGGAGCGGAAACGTTTGGATGAATCCGCCCTACGCTCAGCCCTTGATGACGAATTTCGCGGAAGCTATTACCTACAAGTTCAACGAGCGCGAATTCAAGCAGGGGGTGGTCCTTGTGAACAATGCCACGGAAACCCAATGGTTCCAGCGGATGGCCGGTAGCGCGTCTGCCGTCTGCTTCCCGAAAACCCGAGTGCGATTCCTTGATCCTGAAGGCAGGCCTGGAGCGCCACTTCAAGGGCAAGCAATCATTTATTTTGGTGACAACACGGAAGCCTTCGTTGAGGAGTTTTCCCAATACGGAGCCACATTCTCATGACTGGAGACACCGGTAAAATCAGATACCCTAGGAGGGCGAGTCAGCAAATTGATTACTCTGGCGTGCGATTTGGTAACGCCACGCCGTCAAACGTGGATGGCTTGCTTGAGCTGGACGATCACTTCTTCGTGATTTTTGAATACAAGCACGTCTCTGCTGCCAAAATGAGCACCGGCCAGAGGATCATGATTGAGCGAGTTTGCGACGCAATCCACGCCCGCACCTCGCCGCCCTCGTATTGTGTCGCGATTGTGGCTCAGCATGAGTCACCAGTTGGGACTGAGATTGACGGAGCAAACGCAAAGGCGCTTGGAGTGCGATGGAAGGGCAAGTGGATTAACGTCTCAAATACCTCCACCACGGCATGGGATCAGGCTAAAATATACCACAATATCGCATTCAACGAACCTTTCTAAACCCATGGCCGGAGACTGGATTAAAATGAGAAAGAGCCTGCCGACCGATCCGCGAGTCGTCCGCATTTCGTCCGCTTTGAAAGCGGACAGATTGCGGACAATCGGCGGACTGATGTCCGCATGGTGTCTGCTCGACGAACAGACGGAAGACGGAAAGCTCGACGGATACACTCCCGAGATTTTCGACGAGATCGTCGGATGCCCTGGCCTAGCCGAAGCAATGGCAAGCGTCGGATGGATGGAGCTTGGCGACGGATTCCTTGCTGCGCCAAGGTTTCA